CCCGGGCCACTGGTTATGCGGTTACGCCGATGTTCTTCAGGGCCGTCCGGATCGCATCCACGGCCGTCTTCAGGGCAGCGACACTGGCCGTGTCGGCGCCTGTCGTGGTCGGGGCCGTGATTGCGGAAGCCTGGGCAACCGGTGTCACTCCGTACAGGCCGATCTTATCGGTCGCATAACGACCAATATTGGTCCCTGTCGAGGCGTTGGCACCGATCTGTATGCCTTCGTTTGCCATTTGTAAAGCTCCTTGTTGGAAACAGGGCCGGTGTTACCCGGCCCATTGGTTACACCGCCACAATGCCGATGTTTTTCAGGGCCGTGAGGATTGAATTCACGGCTGTCTGAAGCCCGGCAATGCCCGCGGTCGCCCCGGTAGTCGCAACCGCCGCGATCGTCGCGGCCTGCGCTGTCGGCGTCACACCATACATGCCAACCGTGGCATTGGTGTCATAGCCCAGGGATATCTTGCCATCGCCACCCAACCATTGGGTGTTGTCAGAAGTAACAGACATGAGTAAACCTTTCGTTCAAAAGTTAAGACGGGGCCAAGACAGGACCCCGCCCGATTTGGTTAGCCAATGACCCGGCATGCCCATTCCGGATACAACGTCTTCCATCCATAGAGGACGTCGATACGGCACGGGATCTGGTCACTGTCGATGCTGTACTGCCGCACGATACGAAGGCTGATGCCCTCGTAATTTTCCCGGGCCGCGAAGTGCACGCCCTGAGGAATCTCGAGGTCGGCGGTGACAAGCGTGAACGCATCCTGGTGGAAGACCAGGTTCTGCGGGACAACCGCTGTCGTGTCGCCGGTGAAGGTGATGACATCAGATTGCGTCGGGAGACGGTTGATGTTCTTCTTCGCGCCACTGGTGATCGGGGTCGGATAGATCGACAGGGTCACTGCCGAACCACTCGCGGTTGCATCCGCGGTGACCACGAACTGCTGGAGCGAACCGGTCGACTGCTTGCCCTGCGGATTGACCGCGTACACATTCGCGCAGGTGAAGGTATCACCGTCGTTGAAAATGTCCGAGGCGCCGCTAGAGGTCACGGCCAGAGTTGCCGTGCCGCTCGTTGCGGTAGTAGCAACGGAGGCGCCGGTCGCCGGGCGTGTACCACAGGTGTGGGACGCGACGTTCTGGTCCATCTTATAGATGAGACCAAGAGCCTCTCCCATCTCACCGGTGTCATACTGCTCGGCGATCTTCTTCTGGCTGTTGAACAGGTTGGTTAGCCCGTTCACCGTCGCAGCTTCCGCCGCCGGGTTGAGCACTGCATACTTTTTGCCACTCACGGGAACGGCAAATTCCTGCAGTTTCTGTTTCGCGGCTAACCAGACTGCCGGGGTCGCCGGAGTCGTGCCGGCCGTGCCGACCGTGTTCGCGATGTCCTTGTACAGGGCCAGACCATCGAGGTCCACCTTGTTGGCAAGGGTTTCGACGGCGCGGTTAACGTAACGATCCATGAAGTCATCGATCGTCAACGTCAGGTCCTGGGTCGGGAAGGAGAAGTCAACATGGATGCGGCTCGACACCGTCATCGTGGTCGACTCTTCCGCGACGTCCTGGATCTGCAGTGCCGCCCCGCTCGTGATCTGGAAACGGTTGGGCTTCCTGATCGTGAGAGTGGGACCTATCTTTCCACTCGGACTCGCACCCGAGTTCGCGAACTGGTTATCATACTGTCTGTTCGCACCCCGGGCGAACGTCAGCGAGTTGACAAACGCCATCAGCGCCTTGCGGGTGATGATCGTTGGGGTTAAAAGTGTCTGGGCCATGCGTTACCTCTCTAAAGTTATTTGCGACGCCCGAGTTTGGCCAGTCTGGCCTGTTCAATTTTTACGAACTCGGACATGGGTATCTTCTCTAAATCAGGCGCACCACGTCCTCTGTTTCCCACCGGCTCTATCGGCTCCGGAGCCCTGCTCGTCGTCCCAGCCTTACCATTCCCCTTACGGGCTATCGCCGCGTCAATCTTGCCTATCTCGCGGATAGCCTGTGCCGGAGGCATGGCCATGATCTGCTGGGCCCTCACCGGGTCCTTTGCCAACTGATAGAGGATCTGCGGACCGACATCGCTTGTCGCGATCGCCTCTTCCATCGGAGGAGGTATCGTGATATCATCCGCTTCCTCGATCACCTCGCGATAATCCGGGATCGCCTTCTCGGCCTCGGCCACGGCAACCTTCCAATTGTTAGGCTGCGTCTGGTCAACCTGCCGGCGAACGCCTTCGATGATCTCGGGCATGCGCTGCTGGTACTTCCAATCGGCCAGGGCTTCGATGTACAGTTCATCGTTGTCAAAGTTGACCCGGACCGGCTTCCCGTCCGGAACTGGTTTCTGACCTTGGGCCTGTTGCTGTACGGGCGAACCCGACTGCAACATTTTCTCGGCCAGTTCGGCTCGTGCCTTGAACTCGTACTTCTCTCTTGTCAACATGACGATACGCTTCTGTACCCGGTTCTCACGATGTTCCGGTTTCTCTTCCGTTGTTGCTTCGGGCTCAGTCCCAGGCTCTGTCGCGACCTTTTCGGTCTCAGGGACTGTGCTGTCGACAACTGCTGTCTGCTCAGACGTGGTCAGATCCGCCATAGGTTCTCCCTACGATTATTGTGGCCCCGCGGTCATCACGGGTGACGGGCTGGTCTCGCCTCCCGGAGCGGCCGGCCCCGGAGCGGTATTCTGTACAGGCGCTTGTTGCAGCGCCAGATTAGCTGTTGCCACCTGCTTAATAATCTCGTGGGCCCGATCAGCTTGGGCCATTTGTGCATCGTGGGCGTTTTGGGCACCCGTCAACGCCACCTCATGCCCTTGGTCAAGTTTGGCCTTGGCAATCTCCGCCTCGGCTTTAATCACCGTTTGCTGGAGCTTGGATAGCCTATCCGCATCCTTACTCTTGAGCTCTGCATCCATTGTCTGGATGGTCTGATCCAACTGTTTAATCAATGTCTGAGCCTGCTGGAGCTGCTGTCCCTGCTGCTGGACCATCTGAATCAGCCGCGGGTCTTGTTGTTGCTGCTGCCCGGGCCCGCCCTGTTGTTGGTCCTGTAGCTGAGGCGGCAGCATCTTTTTTAAACGCTCCACAACCTCATCCGGGAAGTCCAAGAACTTGGCCAGGAGATCAGCCGTTCCCTGAGCCACCATCGGGTTGTTTTGCATCATTTGGATCAACTGGTCCGCGGCTTCGGCCCTCTTGGTCGCGAACGTCGGGCCCACACTTATTTGTACATCATAACGCCCCGCGGTCAGGTCATACAGTTGCCCACCCGGATTGCTCTGACCCTGGTGATACTGGGCGTTGACCACCTTTATTTCTTCTGCCATGTCCGGGCCCAAAATTCGCACGATGCGCGGTGTATCGTAAATGGTCGGGATCACGTCTGTGACCCACTTAAAACACGACCTGATTGACTTAGCCAGGTTATCATAGAAATGAAAGTTTGACGTATTGCCCTGTCTCTGTCTGGCATTGATGGCGCGGCCTGAAGTCTCGTTGCCCTGGGCACCCAATGAAGCGTCGTAGAGCATCGTCGTGGCCTTGATGTCGTCGGCGGACTCTCGAATGGCATTCACGATCGCCGTCGGCACCTGGGTCTGTTGCTGCCGTGCCGGGGCCGGCAACATCGCACCGTTTTCGGCCACCGGGTTGTACTGTAGATATGCCAGGTTCTTCTTGTTAGCCAACTTCCATTGCTGTTCAAAGCCCGTGAACTGCCCGGCCGCTCCGACAAACGGGCTCTTCGGGGCCAGCGCGATCATTTCAGTCTCGGCCGAGTTCCAGTAGTTAAGCATTCGCTGGGGATCTTTCGCGAACCGGATCAGGCTGATGAAATACTTCTTCCCTTCCTTCTCGATCTCGACGCCGGTGACGGGAAATACCGGGATGAAATTCCCAGGTAATTCCCGACTGTCAAGGATCTCGCCCATGGTCATTTTATACCACATGATCTTGTGGGTCTTGACAGTCCGCTTCGATTCAAACTTCTTGGGCTTCTCGTCCGTGGTCGTGCCATCGGCCAACTTATAGATGACCTTTTTGGTCTCTTCGTTGACGAAATACTCGGCCACTTTGACGGTCTCGGTCGTGTACCACTCCCGATCACCTTCGCTGGACATCGGCCACGAGGCCATGTCAATGTCGGGATATTGCTCCTGGAACTCGTCCTTGGGGATGTCGTCGGTTACGAAACAATACGGCGCGTCGTGAAAATCAGCTTCTTTACAAAGGTGAAATGGGAAATAAACGGTGAACGGATTCGGGATCCTTTTAATACATATTTCCTGGTCCCAGCTCTCTTCGTCCTGATAGTCGGTCAGGGCCCGGTAAAAACCAATACCACAGGTCACGGCCGATTCGAAGGCGCTGTCAAAGGCGCTTGCCGAGTCCGAGCGATACTGGATATGCCGTATCAATCCCTCAATCACATCGGCTGTTTTGGGGTCGGCCTTGGCATCGACAGGGATAACCTTCGGGGCCGGCCGGTTCTGTTTGCCCTCATTGACCACTTGACAAACGCTACCATGCAGCCGGTTAATGACCAGACAGGGCCGGTCATCGGTGGCCCGGTCCTTCTGGATCGCATCCGGCCATTGCACGCCCAAACGGAAATTGATGTCGTCGATCGCCTCACGGCGTATCTCGGACTGATTCTCCTGGACCTGGGTAAATCTCTTCTTGGCCTCGGCAATGATCTTTTCATCGCCGGTCAGTTCGGAGATGTTATCCTTGGTATTGTCAAGCGGCGGTCTGGCCATTAGTTAACCTTTCGCCATGCTTCCGATGGTGGCGTGCTTCCCGCCATGATGCCACTTGGCGGCGTTCCGGGCAAAGTTGGCCCGTTTCTTCTGCAGCGGGCTTGCCGTCGGGCTTGCCAGGACCTTCCGGGCCATCTCCTGGACGGACTTGCCTGCCTTCTTGGCACTGGCGGTGAACTTGCCTTTGTTCTCAGGATTGATGTGGATTGCCATCTGTCAACCTTTCGCCATTTTACCTATGGTCGTGTGCTTCCGTTTACGGCTCTTGCCGGCGTTCGCATAGCTTGCCGCGACCGCCTGCTTGGGCGGATGTCCCGCCCGTATCATCTCGGCGATGTTGCGGCTGATAACCTGTTTTGACGATCCTGGTTCAAGAGGCATCATATAATCCCTCTATTTCAAACCCGGCCTTCTCGTCCAATGGTAAATACCGGCACTCAAACGCCTGAGCCTGGATCCCCCTCACAAAACTATAGCAGTTGCACCAGTTGGGCTCGGACTCGATCGTGATCTTCTGGAGCAACTTACGCCGGGCTACTACGCATGCGATCGCGATGTGCCCGGGCAGTTTGTCTTCGTATTTCTTCACATCAAGATGAACAGAACCCACCGATGGGTTGTGGGTGAGATATGAGACACAGGCCCCGATCGCAGTCGGGTTGGTCAAGACTATATCACTGTCCATCATCATCACATACTCATCGGATGTTGAAAGACTATTAATCAGTAAATTGCGGCACATCGCCTGGGACTTGTACCCATGGCTCACATAGGAGCCATCAGGAGTCTGCACCCTATCATCTTCGTATCTCGGCCGAGTCAGACACAAAATATCAATGGCAATGGTCTGTCCAGCCAGGGCCGCATACACCTCATGGGGTATTTTGTGGCCGTCTTTTAAGGGCATGAGACAGATCATTCTGAACCCACTTCATCGCTATCAAACTTACGAAGGGTGTCCTCGGCCGAAGCCGCCAGCTCATGCGCGTGGTCATAGTCCAACTTGCCGTACTTCATCAGGGCATATTCGATTATTTCATGGCTCATGTTCATCTGAACATCGTCGCTGTCTTCAGCCCCAATATCCTCAACCCAGATCTCGTTTTTGGGTATGAATTTATAAACGTACCCATGCCCACCCTCAACGAAATCCACAGCCCCATGCACGTTATTGCGCACCCAGGCGCCATCAACCAACAAGACCCGGGTCTTGTCGTGGAGCGTGCCTGCCAGTTTCTTCTGGGAACCCGTCATTGTACCTATGGTTGCCATTTAACCCATCCAACTCTGACCAACGGTTTCGTATGAAAACTCTTTAGGCACTTCCCTGGGTTCGTTGGCCCGAAGTGCAGCCTGAACAGCCCTGTTTCCGATCATGGTCTTGCATTGACAAATGCCATAACGGGCCTCGTCACACTCGTCATCCCCGTCGGCCTTGGCATAAATCTCGGCGTTATTCTCATCACGCTGGGCACGACGTACTGAATCAACAAAGGACCTGTTGGCGCCATCGAAGTAGAAGAACCCAGGCTGCGAGTCTGCCTGCTTGGCAAACGCGTTCTTCATCATTTGGCAGCCCTCAGGCTTACGATTGTTGGCCGGCACGAATTGGACATGCCTTGACTTTTCAGACTTGGCAAACAGGTCCTTGTACTCGTCAATGTGAGACCGGAACGTGGTATGGTTAAGACGCTGAACCGTGACCATGCTGGGGTCGAACACAATTGTCTTGGGAAAGGAGTGGTGAGTATATACGCAAGCATCGATCGTGTCCCAAATCGCCTGCGCATGATCGGCCGTTGTCCCGCCACGATTACTGTATGTCAATATCCGATGCATGTGACCGGTGTCATCGTAGTAGGTCAAGCCAAAGGATGTAGGATGGTCTATGCCGTGATCAAGCGAGCCCACCAGATATGGCTGGCAATCGGCGGGTAAAATAAAGGGCTGCTCAAGATTATGCTGCCCGAAAGTGTCAAAATAAAGCCCGGACTCGCAGCACTTGCCTAACCAAATCCAGTTCCAGTCGGACCTGGACCTGGTCATTGTGTCCTTGCTGAGTTGGATCATTTCGTCAGGGCAGAACGGGTTATCGTCGAACGTCACGAACTCACTGATGCAATTGGCAGGCTTGTTGGTAACAAAGAAATCGTAGGCGAAATCGTCGGCGAACATCGGGTTGAAATC